ATGCCAAGATCAACGGTATTGATTCAAAACTAGATGCTTTTGAAAAGCGGCAAGATAAAAAGCTGCAACGAGCTTTAGACAACCCACTCTTGAGGAAGTAACATGGCAAAGCAAAAGAAACTACAAAAAGACAGCAAGCACAACGAGATGGACCTTGATGGAGATGGCATCGTCAGTGACTCAGAACTTGCAGCGTCCGTAGTTCTGACCCAACACGAAAAGGCCGACGCGCAGAGACGTATGGCGTGGGTAGCGATGGGGTCTATGATTGTTTTTACTTTTGCAGTATTTTTGCCCATATTCCCAGATGGTCGGATTAAGGCCCTGAGCGACCTTTTCGGGCTGTTTTACATCGGCCAAGCGGGCGTGATAGGCTCGTATATGGGCATGACCGCCTACATGGCTAAAGGTAAATAATGTTAAAGATTTACCTTCTAATAATTGTCCTCGGTTTTGTTGGTGGATCAGCTTACGGCGCGTACTATTATTATAAGGACAGTCAGCGGCGCATCCAAATTTTGACCGAGAACACGGCCAAGCTAGAGACAGCCAAGCAGATGCAGGATGACACCATTAACGCTATGATTGAAGACCGGGAGAAGTTTGCGGAGTTAAACAAGGAACTTGGTTTAAAGCTGAATGCAGCCAACGTTTACAAGGATGTCCTTATTGGAAAACTCCGCAAGCATGACCTCGCGAAGTTAAGTCTCAAAAAACCGGGTTTAGTAGAAAAGAAGATCAACAATGGTACTGCAAAGTTGTTCCGTTCGCTCGAAGTTATTTCCGGCGTTGTTGCTCCTGCTCCTGCTAAGTAGCGGCTGCAGCAGTTTCAAAGACGTATTGCCGGTTGAGATCAAGACGGTCGAGGTCGAGCGCAAGATACCGACGCCAAACAGACCACGGCCTGTGAAGCTGTCAAACTTGCATTTCTACGTTGTCACAGAGGATACGCTCGCAGCGTTTAAACGGCGTTTTGTAAAGCAGAATGGCGATTTTCTGTTTTACGCAATCAGCGTCAGGGACTATGAGACGTTGGCCCTTAACATGGCCGATATAAAACGGTTTATGCAACAGCAAAAAGAGGTTATTGTGTATTACGAAAAAGCTGTAGCCCCAGCGGGGAAGAAGAAATGATCGAACAACTACGTGACGATCTTAGTGTTGACGAGGGTTGCGTCCATAAAATTTACTTAGACCATTTAAATTTGAAGACGGTAGGGATCGGACATCTTTGCCGTGAGGGCGAGCCTGAATATGACATGGAAGTTGATACGCCTGTCAGCGAGGAACGTGTTAATGAGCTGTTTGACAAAGATATAGCTTGGACTGTGGCCGATTGTTACAAGATCTTACCCGATTTTGATATGTTACCAGAAGAAGTTCGTTTGATCTGCGCTAATATGATGTTCAATATGGGCATTAACCGCATGGGTTTGTTTAAGAATTTCTTAGCCGCCGTGGAAGACCGGGACTGGGGAAAAGCCGCAATCGAGATGGAAGATTCTCGGTGGCATAAACAAGTAACTGCACGGGCAGATCGTTTAATTGTTAGGATGAGGGCACTAGTATGAATAAGAATGTCGCTGCAGAACAACTAGCAGATGGGACGGTAGTATCATCTCACAACATTGAAATCGTGTGCGCTGCTTGTGGGTATGATCTTGAAGAAGCAGAATTAGACGCTGATAAATGCTCGGACTGTGGGCAAGATCTTGGGTTAAAGCAAAGCGTGTCCGTGCAAGCAACATCCATACCTGCATATGGAGAGGCGTAAATGCCTTTTAGGAAACTAGAGCTTAAACCCGGCATAAACAAAGAAGCCACAAGGTATTCTTCTGAGGGTGGTTGGTATGATTGTGACAAGGTTCGTTTTAGACAGAACTTCCCCGAGAAAATAGGGGGTTGGAACAGAATATCTGGCAATACATTTGTGGGTATATGTAGATCTCTATCAGCTTGGCTTACTTTAGCAGGGCAGAAGCTAACCGGTGTTGGCACCAGCAAAAAATTCTACCTAGAACAAGGGGGCGTTTATTATGATGTTACCCCTATTAGAGCGACTACTACCAACGCAGCTACTTTTGCCGCTACTAATGGCTCTACTACGTTGACTGTTACCGATAACAGCCACGGTGCGGCTGCAGGCGATTTCGTTACTTTTAGCAGTGCGGTGTCTTTAGGAGGCACTATAACAGCAGATGTACTAAACCAAGAGTACGAGATCGTAACTGTACCTAGTGTCAACACATACACCATAACTTCTTCTGTAGCAGCTAACGCTTCTGATTCGGGCAACGGTGGATCAGCTACTGACGCCGCTTATCAGATAAATATAGGCACAGACTCAGCGGTGCCTCTAAGTGGTTGGAGCGCTGGTTCATGGGGGGAAAGCACGTGGGGTAATGGTGGTTCTTCTACTGTGTCTCTACGTACGTGGACCCAATCTAATTTTGGGGAAGACCTTATATTTGGTCCAAAGCGCGGTCAAGTATACCGGTGGGACGCTTCAAATGGAGTTACCACACGTGCATTGCTTTTGTCAGGTATTGGCGGTGCTTCTGATGTACCTACAATTCAGAATTACATACTTGTGTCTGACATAAACCGATTCGTATTTTGTTTCGGCCCCAATATTATTGGTACAACGACCCAAGATCCTATGCTCATACGTTGGTCGGATCAAGAAGATGTCTTGAACTGGACCCCCTCTGCAACAAACCAAGCCGGTAGTCTACGGTTGTCACGGGGTTCAGAAATAGTATCCGCGCACCAAGCTAGGCAAGCAGTAAATGTGTGGACTGATACTTCTATGTACAGCTTACAGTACGTTGGGGGGCAGATAGTCTGGGGCGCACAGCTTGTTGGCGAGAACATATCTATAGTCTCTGATAAAGCCGTGGCCTACGCCAACGGAGCTTCCTATTGGATGGGTAAAGACAAATTTTACACTTCAGATGGTAGTAGGGTCCAAACGTTAAAGTGCGATCTGTTACGACACGTATTCAGTGACTTTAATGCCCTACAAACAGATCAGATATTTGCTGGCACAAACGAAGAATACCACGAGATATGGTGGTTCTATTGTTCAAGTGATTCTGAAACCGTAGATCGGTATGTAATTTACAACCATCAAGACAAGATCTGGTACTATGGCACCCTAGCTAGAACCGCTTGGTTAGATTCTGGTATGCGAAACTTCCCGGTAGCCGCTACCTACACTAAAAATCTAGTCAACCATGAAGAAGGGATCGACGACAACGAGACAGCAACCACCATTGCCATTAGCTCGTACATAACTTCTGCAGAATTTGATATAGAGGATGGTCACAGGTTTAGCCTTGTGTCCAAAGTACTACCGGATATTACCTTTGATGGGTCTACAGCAGATTCTCCTGTAGCGTCGTTGTCGTTGCTTCCACTCCAAGACTCTGGTTCCGGCTACAACAGCCCTAATTCAGAAGGAGGTAACAGCAGCGGGACAATTACAAGGTCTGCTACTTCCCCCGTAGAGAAGTACACCAGCCAACTTGATATGCGCGTGCGCGGTAGGCAAATGTCTATTAAGGTTGAGTCTACAGCGGCAGGTGTGCAGTGGCAGCTAGGCTCTCCTCGTTTAGACACACGACCTGATGGGAGGCGGTAATGTCGTCAACCTTTAAAACAAGTATGGACTTTGTGTCTCCTCCATTGTCTTTTGCTCCAGAAGAATACGAATCAGGGTTTTTTAGTCAGAACAATGAAACGTTGCGGTTGTATTTTAATCAAATAGATAACACACTCAAAGATGCTCTAAAGCAGGAGTATGCAGAGTCTACAGCGTGGTTTATGAGCTAATGGCTAATAACTACAAAAACGCTAAACTAGATCTTACGGCTACTAGCGTAACTACTCTGTATACGTGTCCTACAGCCACTACCGCTATATTTAAGTCTATATTAGTCTCTGAAGATTCTGGTAATGCGGATACTATAACAGTTACTGTAACCAATGGGTCTTCAGTGTTCAGTCTTTTTAAAGTCAAAGCCGTTGCCGCAAATACTACCGTAGAGTTACTAACAGCCCCTCTAATAATTGAAGAGTCCGAAATACTAAAAGTAACCGCTGCTACAGCTAATCGACTACATGTAGTCGCTAGTTTTTTAGAGATTGGGTAGTCTTGATATGGCACGCATGGAAACTACAAACAGCGACGATAAAGAGCTACAAAGTGCTGATATTATAGTTAAGGTACTTGACCAAATTGGCGTTGGGGATATGTCTATCGCTACCGCGCTGGCTATTATAGCTAAAGAAGGCACGCTTGATACTGCCGACACCGTTCAATTTGGTAATACGGTATTTCTAGCAAATCGTGGTGTAGGGGCTAACAAAAACAAGATGGTAGGCCGTGCTTTCAACGTAGACACAGGTAAAAATTATCTTAACAACTGCCTAGAGTATATGGAGTACCTACGAAAGAAAGGTATAACTCACTTTAACACTTCATTTAGTGGATCTGAAGTGTTGAAGTTAATGCAACTAATACAACGAATGATAAAGAAGAATACAGATAGCAGAGTATATATTGGAGAAGATGCTAAAGGAGATTATCTAGTTTATTTTAAAGTTGGTAAAGACCCTATACCGAGGATTGCCTAGATGTCTGCTGTTATTGACGTTGTTACTAAGCCTATAAAGTGGGTAGGTGATGCAATAGAGGATGTTGTTGAGTTTGTTGTAGATGATATCCTTGAACCAGTAGTAGATATGGTTGGTGGTGTCGTCGAGGGGATGTTGGATGACCCGATTACAACCATTGCTTCTATCGCTGCTATTGCTACCGGAAATGCTTGGGCGATACCTATTATACAAGGAGCCAGTACCGCTATACAAGGTGGTGATATTAAAGACATCGCTATAGCTGTAGGTTCGTCCTATATAGGCGCTCAAGTTGGTCCTATGATAGGTAGCGCGGTTGGTAGCGAAGTTGGTAGCGAAGTTGGTAGTGCAGTAGCAGGAAATATTGCTGGGCGAGCTGCTGCCGGAGCTGTTCGAGGTGCGATTACAGCAGCAGCTACTGGGGGGGATGTTGGTAAAGCCGTATTAAGCGGGGCTATGAGTGGCGCTACTGGCGCGGCTCTTTCGGGAGGTACGTCGTACCTAAAGGATAGTATTAATATCGCAGCCGCAGAAGCAGCCGTTGATGGTACGGGGTATGGTTCGGCTGATGTCGGAATGGATTACTTTGAGAGTAACGCTTTCATTGAGAATATTAATTCCGCAACAGAATCTATTGGTTTTCAGTTGTCGGATATAGTTGATACTTGGGATGATCTACCAGAAATTGTACAAGATGTTATTACGAGTGGTGCTGGAACAACGGCGGCTAGTTTAGTTACAACAGGAGAACTACCGAGTGAGAGAGAGCTAGCTAGTGTTATTACGTCTGCTGCTGTCTCTTCAAAAGCTATTAGCAGCTACCTTGCAAATAATACAGGCATATCTGAAATAGCTGCGGCGCAAATAACTAAGGTTATAAGTGATGTTTCTAGAACGGCTTATACAGGCGCAGATCCGTATGAAGCATATAAAGCTAGCCTTTCCGGTGTATTTCAAAAAGACTTAAACAACGCTATAAACAAAGTTACTAGCGGGGGTCTAAAGGCTGCATTAGACAACATAACTGGCAGTACAGCTACGTATGAAAACAGCTTACAAACAGCAAGCGAAAATGCGTTAAGTGTTGATGTATCTGCCGAAAGTGTTAACGAACTAATATCTAAAGCTGAAGCTATTAAAGCCGGAAAATTCAACATTGAAAGTATAGGGTTCTACGGTTACGCAGATTGGCAGCGAGATAGAGATACCTATCAAAATAGTGATGGTTCTACGGCGGGAGTGCAAGCTCTTGAACGTCTTACAAAATGGAATGAGGTATACAGCGAAACAATAGCTCCTCTATCAGATCTTCGTGCTGAATATGACAATAACGTAAATATGTATACCGTATCGGTAGACGCAGTTAAAAAAGCGGAAGAGGGTATGTTTACGAGTCAACAGTATCTAGATACTGTTAGTACACCATTATTTGAAGTAGCAAATAAGTCTTTTACAACAGCACTACGCCCCGAGTTTAACGAGGGGGAATATAGAGAGCTTTATAGTATTCCGTCTAACGTTGATGCTCACGCCCATTGGCTTGCTACAGGTCGCTCAAACTTTACGAACAAACAAGAATTCGATACACGAATAAACGACACATTACGGGAAAAAGTTTATGATGTGGCATTTTCTCAAGAAGATAAAAAATGGTCGAGCATGGAGGGCTATTCAGAGTTTGAAAATGGTCTTGTAGCTGCAGCAAGAACAGCAATCGGGAATGATCTAGAAGCAGCAAAAAATCTTAATTTGTCCGCAGATCCAGCTCTTACTCCGGCTATAGCGGCTATAAATGCTTATGTTAACAGTGTACCCGATATACCTAGTATGTCTGCTGTAGAACGAGTCGCTAAACCGATAGGTAAGACTCCCGGCACTACGGATGCCGATATAGCTTCAGGTAAAGCTCGTCTAATCCGAATAAACCAATCACTTAACTACGCGGCTTCTGCGTCCGGTAGAGATCAGGCCCTTCAATTTACGACTGGTGATATTAATTGGACTAAACTTACCTTTAACCCAAATTATAATACTGAAACTCGTACAGTATACAGTCCGTCTGAGAACAAATTTATTGTACTAGATAAAGACGGCGTAGAGAAACAGAGGCTAGAGGCTGGTGGAAACGTACAACCCGATGGTACTATTGTTCCCGCCGACGACAGGGGCGTAGTTTTTGGCTCTCCGCTGCAATCCCTACCGCCCACTTTGCAACAAGTAGCTAAGATAAATCCTCTTATAGCAATAGATACTGCAGGCAAACTAAAATTGAACGAAGAGGAGTATAGCAAACTAGACTTCGTCTCTCGTGGCCTCGTAGATCTTTCTATAGGTGTTAAAAATACCATTGAATATCTAGACACTAATAAAGTCAAAATTAAGGAAACATACGGGATTGATGTAGGTAACCTAGATGGGGTTCGTACAAACGCAGGTACTGCATTAGGGGCTGGCGGAGAACTATTAAACGGCTTTAACGGGATTGTTAGTTTCTTCCGTAATAGCCGGAATAACCCCATAGACGCCCGAACAACCGATCTGGGTAAGGCTACTCAAGCAATGATTGGTATTGCTACGGCTACACAGCCAGAAGACTACAACAAATTAGTAGGAGAGTGGAACAAAAGCTATCAAGATGCTGAAGGTATTGTAGGAACTCTTCAAGCTATTGGTGGGGGATTGCTCGATCCTAAGTACAGAAGCGTGGTGCTAAGAGAAGTAATAGCTAAAGAAATTATACAGGAACTACCATTACTGCTTCTTTCTGGCGGTGTAGGCACGGGGATTAAAGCTGGAATTAAAGGTGGAGCGTATATTGGTAGGCAGGCAGGCAGAGAGTTTGCGGAGGAGACGGTTAAACAAGTCTCTCAAAAATGGGGTAGTCGCGCTGCGTGGACATCAAACGCCGGATTACAGACATTAGAAACTGCTGGTGCTACTGCCGGTGAAACGTTTGCTGTAACGTATGATGAGTTGATGAAGCTGCCGGGTATGACAACGGAAGCAGCGTCAGCTAGAGCGCAGGAATATGCTATAACTAACGGCCTTATGGCAGCGGCCATAGAAGGCGTTGCAGGCCGTGTGTTTGATCCCGGTCACAAATTTGTATCGAGTATTGTCGGCGGTAAAAATATGAAGTACGCCCTCAATAACTTAGGTAAGAAAGCTACCGGTATTGCAGGTGAAGGTGTTTCAGAAGCGGTAGAAGAAGGCGCGTCCGCCTACTTTAACTATCAAGCCGTAAAAGAGATAAACCCCGATTCTGATCTGTTTAAGCCGGGTGGGGCGTACAGTGATTTAGGTAATCTCTTGACTGCAAACTCTACGTTAGGATTTTTAGCAGGCACTGGAACTTCCTCTTCTATTATAGCTGCGGGCAGCGTGTATAACGCACTTTCCGGGGGAGAACCCAGACCCCCGTCACCGTTTGATACGCCGGGGGGAGGGCCAACAGATACTGACCCAACGCAACCTAAAACCCGTAATACAAACAACGTTTTAGGTAACGCGCTTGTAAACCTTAATCCCGCTATAAACCAAGCTGCTAACTATGCTGGATCGCCAGACCCAGAAGTGCGTGCTGCTGGTGAAGCTACTATTAAACAAACGTTTGGGTATGATGCGGACTATCAGTTTGATGGAACCACTCTAGATGCAACTCAAGATCCTGATGGTGTATTTAGGTTTAACACTGCTGTAGACATACTTAACTCTGCTAACAACAACAGTTACAACACGCTCAATGAAGTTCAGTCTGGGTTCTCGGGGAACACAGCGGACGTTCCGTTTGTACCTTCTTCTACGGATATTCAACGGTTCGTAGGCACTGCACCTACTGTAACCCAAACACCAAACACGTTACCGGCAACTAGCAGTAATATTTTGCAGGCGGGTATAGACGACTACATTAACCAGAACTACACTGATGCAAATGAAGTAACTAATTATTTTGCTAGTCTTGGGTATACACCTACACAGGCAGAAATAAACCAGAATGTAGGTCAAACTCTACAAACTCAACAACTTGCGACTATTGATTCGTATGTAGATCCCCGTCAGACAACAACTGATGAAGTGCTAAACTACTTTACTAGTCTTGGGTACAACGCCGAAGAGGCTGAAGCCGCGTTATTTGCAGGTCAGGGCGATGTTGATTTCCAAACTACACAGCTTGCAACTATCAATCCTTACGTAAATCCACGTCAGGTTACGCGACCCGAAGTAGAACAGTTTTTTGCAGCCCAGAATTACAAACCTACAGAAGACGATATTACCCGGTATATATCTCAAGCTAACGACCCAAATTTCCAAACAACACAAGCCGGGTTGCTTGCTGAAGAGGTTGACCCACTAGTGGTTACGGAAGGCGAAGCTAGAACTGCTTTTGAAACGGCAGGATTCTTTGA